GAAAAGACTCAACGTCTCATCTGTTTCACCCAGACTCGCTTTTAAGTCCGACACCTGTTTTTTCAAAGCGTCATACGTCCCAATCTTCATCAGATCGTTATAGGTAAGTTTTGGAGGTGGCTTGCCGTCAATGGACAGCCGATTGTAAATCGGTGTCATCATCGACTTAGCGTCTTTGGACAAGATGATCCCACCCACGGAATCGAGCTGGCCCAGAGACTCACCGAAAACCTCTACCGCCTTGACATTCTCCTTCGCTACAAAGTCTACAGCCTCTTGTGCTTTGAGGTCTCCAGACTTAACGAAACCAAGTTCGTCAGCGATTCTGAGAAATAGATGCTTCTGCTCTGAAGTTACGGCTGCCAAAGGATCATCGGGTTCGTATCCCGAATCCGCAACTGCCTGTTCCCTCAGTGCTGTATTTACGGCGGTATCAACAGTGTCTTTCAAGCGCTCTGTTCCGCGAACCTCTAATTCCCTGACTTGATTAAGGAGGCGAGTATTGTCAGCAAAGATTTTTGCAACCGCCTCTGATTGGTTGCTTGGAAGTGCTTCTCTTATGGACTGAAGGTCTGTGTGTGGTATCTCGGTCCCATCGGTTGCCGAGTCCTCACTGCCAGCTGGTGCCACGATCCTTTCGGTTATCGTGTCCGTGCTGTTGGCCTGTCCGTCCGTCACTCTACCGAGTGTATCTTGAAGGTCTGCCATCAATCCCTCTGCTTGAGTATCATGGATCTCGGCAACAGGATTGTCGTTATTTAATTTTTCCTCAGCCATTAGTCTCTCCCGGTTAACCTAGTCCCTCAACTTCTCTCATCTTATTGGCCTTTTCGACTTCTCGTCTCTGTTTCTCCCTGGATTGCCACACACTGACTCCCGTTGGTGGCAGAGGCTTGATATGGTGAGGTGCGTGCTTGTCAAAGAACCTGCTGCCGCCTCGTTTGTCTCCGGCCTCTTCCAGGCCTTCAGCCTTGAGGAATTCCTTGCGATCCCTTCGGGATGTAACATCTCCATCCAGACACTCATCGTAGTAAGGAGAGAACGGCTGGAACCCGTTTATCGCTGAGTTTGGGAACTGGTACTCAGCCCAGTATCCACACTCGCTGCACATTTGCAGTTTGAATCGGGCATCATAGGGGATCTGATAATACGTCTCCTCATACCCGCAATCCTTGCACTTGTAGTCGTAAGCGGGCAACTAACGCCACCTGCCGGGGATGTCAATTCCCCGTGGGAGCACTTTAAGACATCCATCAATCAACTGTTTCACTCTTCCTTGTTTTGTGGATAGGAATCCACCATCAGTGATAAGACTCATCTCTCTAATATTCAAATTAACTCTGTTTATTTCTTCTTTGGTCATAGTGTCACGCTCTACCTCTTCCCCAACTGCTGCAAGAGTTCATCATCAGAGAGTTGCATCGCCTTGATCGACTCATCTAAAAACTCGACCTTTTCAGGGTCGAACACAATAATGGCATCTCCACCTTCTATTACGTTCTTGTGAATCACTGCGTCATGGCCTTTGTCCTTGAGTGTTCTTTTCGCAGACTCTGCAAGATCTCTTGCAAAGTCGTCTGCAAGAGATGGATCGTCAAGTCTGCCCAACTCAGTTACAATATCTCTGTTGATCTCATTCCTTACGGATGCCCCACCTTTTTGGTACTGATTGAAAAGTTTTTCTGCTGCTTCCTCATCAAAGTTCGCGATGATATCGATGCCATCCTCAAATCCTACGCCTTCTGCCTTTTGGTTAAAAAGGAAGTCCTGGAGTTCAAAATCATCTGCAAACTTCTTTGGGTTTACCACCCCAAGTTTCGCCGGAATGACTCTGCCAGCACTTTCTCCGAATCCGCGCATCGCAATATTTCCAGCCTTTGATGTTCCTGTTGCAAATTTGCTGGCGATGTCTGGAGTGAAGGCAAAGGACACACCTAAATAACTGCTCGGATCAGGACCAGATCCCACATCAATAAAATCTGAAGTCTGTTCTGCAAACTCATCAAACTGCTGCCTGGGACCACCAACCTCAAAGCCCTCTTTATACTCAAACGGCTCTGGTGTTCTTGTGCCGTGGTAGAAAGTTGTCGGATCTTTTGAGATCGGAACATCTTTCGGAACCTTGCCCCTGAGTATCGAAGATACTCCTCCCGCCGCTTTCTTTAGCACTCTTTGCTGCACTGCGAGAGGACCAACAATATCGAACATCGCCTCCCCTGGATCTTGAGGCAGGATCAGGTCCAACAAATCAGCAGCCGTGACGTTCGGAGCATATCCGGTGAGTGACTCGATGCCATGTGCCACTCCCTTGCTGATAGGTTCTCCGAAGGGCAGAGGAAATATAGGCACCTGTTTTGCCGCTTCCATGATCCCGAGAGCATCCAGAACACCCGATGGCTTGGGTGGGAGCATCATCATAATTGCACCGACTCCCTGATCTGTGCGGCCTCGTTACCCGCAGGTTGTGCGAACTGCTGCTTGTTAATCGGCCCAGGCTGTTGACCGTTAGGTCCGATCTGTTGCTGTAGTTCCTGCGCCAGTGGATTCTCCACACCTATGCTCTGCTCGATAGCTGGCCACAGCTCCTCGGGGTTCATGACATCGTAGCCTCGGACGAGTAACTGCTCTGCAATCTTCGGCAGGTTCGGTGGCGGCATACCCTGTTGCACCGAGATCTCCACCATACCCGACAACAAGTTCAAGAGATCCAGCCACTGTTTCCGCTCCAGTGCTTGAGCTGTGACTGCCGAGGAAACATCTATGCTAAACCGGAATGCCCCCTTGACAATTCGTTCATCGACCGTGGAGAATTCTCTGGCTCTCTCATCTATTTCTACCTCCATCTCTGGCTGGAATTGCGTGTGCAGTCTCCAGATAATGGTGGCTGTATCAACCTGGAATTTCTCAAAGGCATCTATCCTCAGACCCTCTCGGGCAGTGGTACGCCTCTCCTTGATCGCTGACTCCGTAGCTGTCTCTGATCCTGAGTCAATGGGTTGAGGTGTTCCCGCCGCTCTATCTCCCAGACTCGTGATCAGACTCAGGAATTGTCCCTTGTCCCCTGGGATCTGGAGGAACGGTAATGGCACAACAGATCCCAGACCCGCCTGGGACAAGCCGGGGACACCTATAGCCGCATCGCCAGGAGAAGCAACTGCTATGTCTACCTCATCGTTCTGGAAGACGTTGGAATCGTAGAAGATGATATTTTTTTGCTTACGGATAGTTGCGAGGAATGAATCGAGCAGCTCGTTGACAAGTAACTGGATATTATCGAATCCAGCGAGGCTGAGTGTCGGCTTCTGAAGCCATGTCTTGACACCCTGAAGGGCAGGTGGCAACAATACCGAGGGATAACCCTTCAAAGTATCGTAAGGCCATTCGTCCTCATGCCTCAATAACACCGGACTTTCTGATCCCTTTGCACCTTGCTCCGCTATGACCGCCATCACGTTACGTCTGCGTCTGCCGCTCAGTTTGAAGTTCCTCGCCCATATCTCCCACACCGTCACCATCCCGAACCCGTCCTCCTCCTGGAAAGTGGAATCTATGTCAGGCGCATCCTCCATCCTCTGAGGTTGTAAGGCGTTGACTGCCTGTCGATTATAATTGGGATTATCCCTGACCTCCTCGATGGGTTTGACTGATCGGAAAGCAATCCATCGTGCGTCCTTGAGGCCATCCCTCGCCAAAGGATCAATACGGAAATCCTCGGGCCACCATCTCAGACCGAACGGAGATTCCTCCTGCACATCGATATGCGTAGTAGCCTCCGCACGGTTTGCTCTTTCAACATGCTCATCAATGTGTTCCTGGATAATCTCCTTGATATCGTCCGCAATGGTCCTGTCATCCATCAAGGGTCGATGCTTCTCGTTGTGACCTATGTGGTCATGGTCTTGCAATATTTTGGTAGGAGTGCCCGTAGCCAGCCAGAGATTTTCCTCGTCAGGATCGTCAAATTGGAGTTCTGCCGAGTCAGACAAGAACTCCCGGTCCTCGCCACTCATTTTAATGTCTGCGGTCCAGCCCATCTTCTTAATGCCGAACCCGTAGACCATCTGATCCAGCAGACATTTCCTGTCCTGATGCATCTGGTCCGTGTCGTCATACCAATAATTTATGACTCTGCCCACAGGGACTTCCCCAGCCACTGAGTCGCGCCGCTTTGCCTGAACCCTGAACCGAGGCTTGCGGGATAGCATATTTGCGATACTCTGCTCTATCCAGGCATACGTGAGACTCGGCTTCACCCTCTCGGTGCCGTCAATAGAGTGCTGAGATGCCTGTAGGACTGTCTCTCGCTGCGTAGAAGCCTCGTTTTCAAACATGCTCAGTATTCTACGACCGACCTTGAAGAATGGGTCTAGTTGCTTCGTAGATTGCTCTATGTGCCGTTGCCACCACGAGGCTCGATCTTTATTCGATGTCGGGTAAGCCATTGGACCCATCCCTCGATAAATCTTTGAAGTTCTTGCAAACGGATTTTATGATCTCAACCTCCTTGAGGAACTCTGCTCGTTCTCGGTAATCCTCAATTTCCTCAACGGCTAATTGCCACATATCATCCATCGCCTTATCTAATATATCAACAATTTTTTCTGTTAGCATCAGTCCACCTGATTCTATTCTCCGTTCCCTACTGCATAGGATACTCCACGCCGCATCCCATATCTGGCAAGCCTGGATTCCTGCTCAAGATCGTTCCACGTTTTGGGTCTGGCTCTTTCTGGGATCTTGGCTGTCTGCCCTCGGAGCATCTCATCCAGCATCCGGCCAAACAGACTCAGCACATCTACCTGATCGTCATGAGCCGCTGCCGGAAACCTCAAAACCTCAGAGATGAGATCGTCTGCCCATTCAGTTCTCGGGAAGAAGACCTTACCCATGCTCATCCTGGCCTGTATCGACCTCGCCCTTGTCGGTTTGTCCCTGCTCGATACGAATTGCTCTCGGCGGCAAAAGACCTTTCTCTCCATCATCCGCTTGGTCAGGAATGGCCCGATAGACTTCTCGATCTGTCCTGACTCCTCACCCCAGCAAAACGGCTTCCACCTGTCCATCAGGCTGATGACAGCCTCGACCCATTCATCGCTTGACGTTTGCCCCTTCCACCAATCGAGGACGTAGATGTTCTCGGCAGGATCTATCCCGATCACCCCATGTACCGTCCAATCTCCTCCGCCGTCCGTGACCGCATAATCAGAGGCTCCGTAATACGCCAGAGTCCCCACAGCTCTCTCGTCCGGCAACTTGTCGTAGTAATTGATCCATCCCCTGTTGAAATAGTCTCCCTCGTCCGGCACAGGTTCTTGCTGATACTGAGCACTCCACTCTCTAGGACCGATAGTCTGGCGGATGTTCTCCAGTGCCTCCGCCGGATACCACTCTCGCCATAACGCCTTGTTGTCCCTAAGAGCCGGAAGCGTCAGCACCTCCCATTCGCCGGATGAATCCTCCAGGATTCTTCCCGCAAGATCATCGTCATGCCATCTCGTCTGGATCAAGACAATAGCTCCACCGGGTTGCAATCTGGTGTAAGCCGTCCCCTTGTACCAATCCCACACTCTGTCCCTGTGCGTCTGAGACTCCGCATCCTCCCTGGACTTCACGGGATCGTCAATCAGGAGCAGGTCCGCGCCTCGTCCTGTGATCGGCCCACCCACTCCAGCTGCAAGATACGCCCCGCCCTCAGACGTATCAAAGCGATGCGCTGCGGTAGAGTCTTCGGTCAAGAGGTTGTCGAACAGCGCACGATATTCCTGTGTCTGCATCAAGTTCCTGACCTGACGCCCAAAGTGAGACGCGAGTTCCTGGGCGTATGATGTGGCAATCACCGACTTGGTAGGGTTCCTGCCGATATACCACGCCGGGAATCTGATCGAGGCAAGTTCAGACTTGCCGTGCCTGGGTGGCATAAAAATCATCAGCCGCTTGCACAGACCCTTCTCCACTCTCTCCAGAGACTTGGAGATCAGTCTGTGGTGCTTGGCTGTCTGATATGCCCGGTAAGTGAACTCGGTAAAATTTATGAGTTTCTTACGTGCCCGTCTTCGTCCGAGCACTTCCATTCCTGCCTCGGCGGTGCTGGGCAAGATCTGAGTCTGTGTCATTGGCTATGATCTCGTGGAGTTCCCTGTCCGTGAATTCCTTGATGTCCTTCTTGTGACTGATGACCTGGTCAATGTGTCGTTTGTCCGTCTGACCCAACTTCTGCTTGCCGAGCCAGATCAGCATCGTGGTGTCACCGTCCATCGCCTTTTTGAATTGCTGCCGCCTGATACTCGTTGTGCCTCTTGCTCTGCCCTCATCCAGGTACTGCTGAATTTTGGGATGCCGTTTTTTGAGTCGATGGAATGCCTCGGGAGTTATCCCGATGAACGCAGCGACCTCCTTGTCGAGAGGATCGAGCATACCGAGCTGACCCATCTTGATCAGAAAGTCGCCATCCACCTCTATTTTTATGCCTGTGGGCAAATCTTGTTCCTAATTGGTTTCAGGCCCATATCTTCAAGGCGTTGCAGGATGACGGCGCAGTAGGGTGGGTGTATCTCCATGCCGTAGCAGGTTCTGTTCAGGTTCTCTGCGGCTACCATAGTGGTGCCAGAACCGAGGAAGGGGTCGTATACGTCTCCTTCGTGGTTGCTGATAGGTCGAGCCATACACTCCTGCGGCTTTTGTGTGCTGTGGCCCCCTACTACATTCGTGTCAAGAGTGATGTCCCATACGGTGCTGGCGTTCGCGTCTCCTATCCAGTGAGACTTCTGTCCCTTTCTGACTGCATACCATAACGGCTCATGTTGATAGGTGTAGTGCCCACGTGAAATAGGGAAGTGTGGTTTACGCCACATGATCTGATTGCGGATCTGGAAGCCTGACTCTTGCAGCAACTGCCCCGTAATTATTACGGGGTCACCGCCCGGTGACCACGTATAGATCACTGGCCCTGGACAAAGTTCCCACGCCTTTTTCCAATCTACCTGTTCATCATTCTTCACTTTGCCTATGCGGCTCGGCGCATAGGCAGGAGATCCATCTGCGTATTTAAACCATCCCTCCTCCGCACCTCTACTCCTCCATGCAGCATCATACTCCACACCGTAAGGCGGGTCAGTCACTGTTAGGTTGGGGTTGTTGCCGTCCAGCAGTTTCTCAACGTCCTCCTGAATCGTAGCATCCCCACACATCAACCTGTGTCGTCCTATTTCCCACACGTCTTTGTCTTTGACCTGCCACTTCTTCTGTAGTTCCTCTGCCTGATCTATCTGTGCGGGTGGGTCTTCCTGCGGCAGAAGGTCTTTGACTAGATCGTCTAGTTCCTTCTGCGTCCACAGACCATCAAAGTCTAGACCTTGCTCTACGTCTTTGAGGATTTGTTCGGGGTTAAACTCCAGATCTACTTCGGAGACTCTGTTATCTGCGTATGCCAGTTGCCTTGCCGAGTCATCTTTAAGCAGGTCAAGGTCCACTCTCTGGACCGCTACAATCTTCTTACCGTCTGTCTGAATAACCTCTACCTCGTCAAATCCTGACTCGATAGCCGTCTCCAGGGTCTTATTTCCAGCGATGACCCTACCGTGCTTATCCACCAATATAGAACGGCCAGCACCATATTGCTTGAGTGAGTCCTCAAGCATGGCCCGGCCTCGTTCGGTCCCCTTGTTGGCGTTGTGGGGATCTGGTACCAGATCTTTAAGTTTCATTGGCTTGGGATGGCCTGGATAAAATCCTCCATTTGAAAATATACGTTTCTGAATTTAAATTGTCAAGACCACTCCTCGTCAAGTGCCTCATCCAGAGCCTTACACCAATCCGGTTTGAGCCACAGCGCACGCAATATTTCCATCTCCTCAAGGCCAAATCCTCTGAGCAGATCGGCACATTGCTTGATGGTTTCCACCGTGGACTCAGACCCTGTCATGCCATTTCTCAAGTGGCGCATCGGGATCTGGGTGCGCCTGTATCTCAACGATCTCATATATACCGTTTTTGTGGACTAGCGCAAATTCGATTTTATCTTCGGTTGCCATCTTCCTGACCAGCTCCAAAGCAACAGAAATATTGGTGGTTTTCATTTCATCAAATCCTTTAAGATGCTGATATCGTAGAGATATCGCCCGTCCAGGAACATGCCTGAGTATTTGTTTTGTCCCTTGTTCCACCAGGGTTTCGCGTTGTCGATATAAAACTCTGGCGTGGCATACCCGAGGCAGATCATCTCTATTTTAGCTGCACCTGTTGGCTGTTTTTGTGATGCAGACCACGTTATATTCGACCTATAATTCCAGGGAATAATATAGTCACATTTGAAAAACTTCTTCTCCTCGAACTGTTTATCGGTAAATATGATCCCGGGTGTGCCAGTTGCCTTGATCGAGAACCTCAAGCCCTTGACCTCCAGGTCTACTCCGTCATCCGGCTTGTCTGTGCCCACCACATCATGCGATACCTGAAACAGGTCACAGGTAGAGATCTCACCAGCGACCCCCATAAAGTTGATCTGTAAATCTGTTTTCGTAGGGTCCGCTTTTTGGTTCGTTTCATGCCAGGAATTTTGGCGCAGAACCGCCTTTTTCCATATCTCCTTTATGACCTCATCGCCTGTCAGAGTCACGGCATCCGTCATCGTCCCACCCTCCTGGTCGCATTATCCTGCTACCTATCCACTCCGCCACTTGTGGCACTACGGCGTTTCCGAGTCCCCTAAGTCTGTCCACCCTATCGGGAACCCCATCATCTCCTCGATCATACTCGGTGACGGCTTGTAACCATGTCTCTGGGCAAGCCATTCGCCCAAATTCCCCCATTGATGCTTCTCTCCGCGCTTTATAAGTGACTCTATCTTCAAAGTATCCACCAAACCCAAGTTGCTGCTGGGCGTGGGCAAGAATGAAGATTCTTTCGCGGAGGTGGGACGCACCAAAGGAGGACGCTGGTAGACTTTCCCATTCCGCATCATACCCGATGGAGGCCAAGTCTCCGAGTACTCGCTCCATCCCCCGAACAAGGAGGCCTGGGACGTTTTCCACAAGGACGTATCGGGGTCGTAACTCGCAAATGATTCTGAACATCTCCGACCACAACCCCGACCTCGCCCCTTCAATTCCTTCCCGCTTTCCTGCGACGGAGACGTCCTGGCACGGTTACGGGAACCCGCCGGCCACAACGTCAACTGGCCCGACAGGTTCCCTTTTAATCCTTTCATTTGGCGTATTCTCCCCATGCCACGCATGGTGACATTTCTGGCACAACCAACGAATATCTAGTGGTTTGTTGTAGTCGTCGTGGTGGGCCTGTATTGATGTTCGCCCATCCTTGAATGGTTTGTCTTTAACTTGGCACTCTTCACACTTCTTTGGGTTTTCCAAAACTCCCTGCTTCAGGGCTGTTTCCACAAAATTCTGTGCTTCGCCGTCTGCTTTTTCCCCACCTCTGTAAAAATGATTATCCTTGCCCATCCTCTTCTGTGGGCGCATCTCTGTGCGCCTTCGCAGTAAACCCCACATGGCCTGTCTAGAGACATTGAAATATTCAGCTATGGGCTGGAGACTCAGTCCCGCACGGTACATCTTGACGCATTCTTCTGCTTGCTCAGGTGTCAACTTCTTGAGTTTCCCTGCCATATCCTCCTCCTCTGGTGTATATCCGTCTGGGTTCAGAGGAAGATACCAAGTCCTGACAAGGTTGTCAAGGTATGCGTGGCTATGGATTGATCTGACATCCTCATACCTCCTTACGTTCGGCCAATGCTTAGCTAAGACCTGCCTACAGTAATCATCAATCTCCACCTGCCACTTGCATTCCATCCCCGCACGTTCGAGGCCCAGGTCGAATCCTCCAATTCCGGCGAAAAGACTACCAAACGTCATCTCCTACTCCCTTTTTTTTGCAAGTTTATCTATATCCAGATCCCCATAGATTTCTATCACGGTCTCCCCTACAGTCCTGTCCTCCCACGCCCTGAACCGTCTACCGTGTTCATGGAGGAATTCGTGGCAGCCTTTTTTCCATCCACTCCCTGGGCCACACAGAGGTATTGTCGCCCAATGATTTTTGGGAACTCCCATCGAGGTTCCCACATGGTGCGCCTCGCTCATACCCTCAACTCCGCACAAGGTGCACGGTAAACTTTTTATTTTTTCGAGGTGCTGTCGTTCTTCCGATGTAACTGGTTTCTTGCTCATTCAGTTACCCAATCGGGTAGCGGTGGTGCTTTGTATCTGGACTGCTCCTCGGGATGCGGGTTGTCACGGCCCCACACCAATATTCTGGCATGAGCAGATTCATATTCGACCTTCCACCTTTTTGACAGCGCATTAACTGCCACCGTTAACAGACCTCGGTCAAACATATCCGGCGAAACTATTGCCCTAAGATTTGGGTCATCGGGTCTTGCTCCATCTGTTGTTTCCATGCGTGTCTCTCCTTGTTTAGTCGGGTGTTTTCCCGTTCACGGATCTTCCTTTGCTCTGCCTTTTCCTCAACCTGCGCGTCATTAGGGTTCAGGAATTGATCGACTCTCTGGTCCTTGTCTAGTATCCAATCCAATCCCCTATGGGCGTTATTTTCCATCTGCCACTTGTCTTTCGAGAAATTAACTAACGCTGTCATCAATTCTTCTCCCGTAAAGCCACTTGATTTTCTGGCAATGATTTTTATCAGTGCTCTTTTCCTTATCGGTGCTGTGTCCTTGCCGTTGGGTTTGATCTTTTCTCGAAAGAATTTCCAGAGAGAAGGGAAGTCTTTGTCTGTGTCTTTATTCTTTTTCTTTTCTTCTCTTATCTTCTCTTCTCTGATGTTTAACTTTTCGTGTAACGCCACCTGTGATTTTTCCTGTAACCCATCAGCCTTGGGTTGCTGGTATTGTGACCAGTTTGTAACGGTTATTCGTGTAAACGATCTGTAAACCACCTCGGTGGTTATGCTGTCAACAATCTCCAGCTCGTGAAGAGCACGTTTAACAGTAGGTTTGGACGGTTTCTTGTAATTTTGCCTTGCATCCCATGCAACATCGGACGCTATCTTGTCCAGGCTCGTCTGGATCTGACCCGTCTCATCGTCCGCATTCATCAAGATCCACAGCCAGATCTTGAAATAAAGAGGCGGCATAACCCATACAGGTTTTTGTTGTACCGCCTTGTATAGTTTCAGCCATCGATGCGTTCCTGAATACATATTTGCCTCCACTTACGGGTAAAAAAATATCTCCCAATGGCTTGAGTAACCCGCCGTGGCAGGTTGGGTTCCCTCTCGGGTAACCCGGGCCATTGGGAGATATGTAGGAGGTTTTGCGATGCCACGGCGTTCACTCGATACAAGTATACGAAATAATTCAGGCAAAATCCAGGTAAATTTTCACCGCTTGCCGCCGAAGTATTCTACGGCGTGTCCATCAGTAATAAGATCTTCATTTAGAGTTCTGGAATCAGTTATAACCCCCTCCTCCACTTTCACAATTCCCAGCACACGACCAAACTTGCCCAACTCCTTCGACAGGAGTGTGAACTCTACGCCGCGCCCGCAATGGGCGATGAACCAACCCTCAACATATAGCGTTGCTGCCTTGCCACGTTTCTTCTCCTCCAGATCTCTCGTCCTACTCTCAGGCGTGTTGATGCCGTAGAGTCTGATGCGTTTTTTGACGTGGACATCAAATCCCAGATCTATGTCGGCGTCCAGAGTGTCACCGTCCACGATCCTCACCAGCTCCGCACTGTATTCAAACATCATATCTCCTCCCCTGTTAAAATCATAGCGCAAGACTCGTCTGTGAGGCTTTCGGAATACGTCTTTCCGCGATCTCCACATACTCAGGATTTAGCTCGATCCCCACCCATCGTCTATCAAGTTCCTGAGCGACCATAGCTGTAGTACCTGAGCCTAGAAATGGATCTAAGACAGTGCAGGGTATGACTTCAGCATCACAGGAGCAGGTGGGCTGCCAGTCAGTGGTTTTGGACTCACTAATCCTTTCCCGCGGCGCACCGCACTGCTCACAGCAACCTTTCTCCGATGTTCCAGCCCTGATGCACCTCCTGGGTATCTCTGAGGGAAAGGTCGCAAAGTGCGCCTCTGAGAAAGGCTCAGGGCCGAGCAGCCAGTAGTTGCGGAGATTGGCACCGGATGGATTATAGCCACAGTTCCCATCAACCGCACCATATTCTCCTTTAGTGCCGCGTTTGCCTCTTTCTGTCCGTGGATCTGCCAACGAACCAGGAGACACCGGCATCTTCACCGCCTCGGCATCATAATAGTACCTCTGACTCTTGGTCAGCAGAAAAATATGCTCCCACGCAGACGTAGGTCTGTCAGTCACAGACTCGGGCATCGAGGACTTCTTGCACCACGCTATATCCGACCTGACACACCACCCGTCAGCCTGAAGGGCAAGAGCAAGCCGGAAGGGGATCAGGCACAAGTCTTTAGGATTTAGGCCCGATGCCTTTGTGGCACTTGTACTCACATACGAATCCCCGATATTCAACCAGCAAGTCCCGTCATCCCGCAGAACCCGCCAGACCCCACGAAACACCTCCACTATCTTCTCAACATACTCCTCCGGCGTCTTCTCTAGGCCGATCTGACCCTCAACGGCATAATCACGCAATCCCCAGTACGGCGGTGAAGTCACGCAGGTCTGAATAGAACAGGCCGATATCTCGCGCAACCGCTCAAATACGTCACCCGTCAAGATCATGTAGCCGCTCCGTTCTCCAGCTCTGCCCGGTATTCAAACATCAGTTGACCCCCTTACTTGATAAATTCCTTCAGTCCCGTCAATCCTGGCAACGATGGAGCAAGGCCATAATCTTTCATAAATTCCCATCGCATAATCACAAATCTGTGCCGCTCCTCAATCAGATCCCATTTTACGCGTGACGGCTCATCGCTATTGTCTATCCTGTGTCTAAGGTAGTCTATGCGGATATCCATCTTGGTGATCTTGTCCCTGACCTCCCGATCTAGTTGCCTCATTGCCTGCGAGCGCATCCTCAAGTTCTCCCTCCTTCTGTCAATTCGATCACGATTAATCCCTGCCTCGGTGGTGCTGTCTCCCATAGGTACTCTCTGTCCAGATGGGACGGGCCATCATCCTCGATCAAGCCCAATTTGACGAGCGCATCAACCACGGGTTTGAACGACATGACCAGGTTGT